TACTACGGACAATCCAAATTCTAATTCTTCTGTTATACCAGAACAACCTAAAAATTGATTAGTTGTTTTATCAGTATAAGTAATTTTAATATATTCTGTATATCCTTCTGGTTTTATAAAAACATTTCCAGATTGAGAAAATCCAATGGTAGAATCCACTAACATTGTAGTTGATCCTGGTTGAACATTTTCAAGTAATCTTGTTTTTCCAGTTACTTGGAATAAATTATTAAAATTTTCAGAGTCTAGAGAAATTTCATAAAACTCTTTGTCGTCAATAGGTCTATATTCTACATTATAAATTGCACTTGTTACAGTCCCAATACCCGAAAGGT